GGGCCGTCGATCACGGCGACGTTCCTCTATCTTGGTCTTGGCGGGGCTTCTCCGGATGCTACCAACCGCTTTTCGATCAACACTCCTGCTGTCCTGCTCAACAACGCTGGCGCCGACATCAACGCCACGGTGAATAAGAACGCCACAGGCAATGACGCGTCCTTTACCTTCCAGACAGGCTTCTCCACTCGGGCGCTATTTGGGCTTCTGGCGGATGACCACTTCTCTGTCAAGGTGTCGCCGAATGGTTCCAGCTTCTTTACGGGGCTGAATATCCGCAATGCGGATGGCCATGTCGGCGTGGGTGGGGCAACAGCGGATGCCAACAACGGACTGTCTGTTGCAGGCAATGTGCTGTTCAATCGTGACAGCACGAGCATCAACGCTACGCTGAACAAGCAGGCAGCTGCGAACTATGCAAGCTTCACCTTCCAGACCAACTTCTCGACCCGTGCTCTGTTTGGCACCCTGGCTTCTGACGACTTCACGGTCACGGTGTCTCCCAATGGCTCGACTTTCTATGATGGCATGGTGATTGATCGGAACACGGGCATTGCTCGCTTCCCGAATACCACACCCCAGGTTGACGAGTTCAATACAGCAGGAACCACGACCTGGACGAAGCCAGCCTGGGCCAATCGGTTTGTGGTCATGCTTGTTGGTGGCGGTGGCGGCGGTGGTGGCGGGGCTTCTGGAGACAATACCGCAGTCCGTGCAGGCGGCGGTGGCGGTGGGGCTGGGGCAGTCTCTGTTTGGGAGTTCACAGCTGATGAATATACCGCCACGAGCACCGTGATTGTCGGAGCTGGAGGCGCCTCGGGCGCGGGGGCTACCGCTGGCAACGGAACTGCGGGTGGGGCTGGTGGAACTTCTGAGTTCCGTCTCAACGGTTCGGCTACTGGCAACCGAGCAATCATTGCAACTGGTGGCTCGGGCGGCGGCGGTGGCACTACGACTGGCACCGCTGGCGCCGGAGGCGTTACCGGCACTCATGGCGGTTCATCGAATGCCGGTGGAGCCGGGGGCACGGCGTCCAACGCAGGTGCAGGCGTTGCATCTACCCTGGCCTTTGCTCCGGGCGGCGGCGGTGGTGGCGGTGGGAAGTCTACCACTCCGGCGGTCACCAATGCTGGGGCCGGGGGTATTGGCTACTCGGTTGGTTCGACGGGTCGCCAGTCGGCGGGCGGCACCGCAGGTGGTGCAGGCCTTGGCGGCAACGGAGGGTCCAACAAGGCCTTTGCTCGTGGGGCTGGTGGCGGCGGGGGTGGCGGTGGTTCGCACCTCACGAATGGTGGCGGCGCGGGTGGAACCGGCGGCAATCCCGGGGGCGGTGGCGGTGGCGGTGGGGCTGCTCTGAATACCGCAACTTCGGGTGCAGGCGGAGTTGGCGGCGTGGGCATGGCGGTCATTATCTCCTACGCCATCTAACGAGCAACGTCGGCTTAAAGACTACAGGCCCTCGCGGCAACGTCTCAGACAATGAGACCGATCCGCGAGGGCCTTTCTATGTCTGCTTCCCTTCCCAGCAAGTATTCCTATGTCGGTGCTTCGGACGCTCCGTCGCTCATTCGTGCAGCCGTTCCGCTCTATGGCACCCAGGAGTTTGCCGGCAAGGCCGACAACAAGGTGATCCTTGCCTGGGCCAAGGAAGTCGAAGACGCGATCGGCGTCAAGCATCTCGGCTACACGGCTGACAGCATTCCGTGGTGTGGTCTGTTCGCGGCTGTGGTCGCGGTTCGCGCTGGCTGGGCAGACCATGTGCCGAAGACCCCACTCTGGGCTCGCTCCTGGAACGAGTTTGGCCAGAAGGCCGACAAGCCCTCCTTCGGTGACATTCTGGTTTTCACTCGTGATGGCGGAGGCCATGTGGGCTTCTATGTCGGCGAGGATGCCAGCTACTATCACGTGCTGGGCGGCAACCAGTCCGACGCCGTGACGATCACCCGCATTGCCAAGTCCCGTCTGCTCGGTGCCCGTCGCCCGAAGTGGCGGATCGCTCAGCCGGCGTCGGTGCGTATTGTGCGGGTCGGGGCAACGGGCCCCGTGTCCAAGAACGAGGCCTAGCCTCAAGGAGAGACTGATATGGGTAACTATGAACAGCTGATCCGCATCGCCCTTTACACGGTCGGCGGATATGTCTTTGGCGATGCGGTCGCCAACAGCGCGGACTTCCAGGCCGCAGTCGGTGGACTGATCGCCGTCGGCACGTTCGCCTGGTGGGCCTTCCGCAACTACAAGTCGAAGGCCTGAGCCATGTGGAGCACGGTCCTCAAAGCCGTGCTTGCTGCCGTGCTCGAATGGGCACGGCAGCTCTACCTCGACTATCAAGCCCGCCAGGCCGAGCGGGATGCCGGACGCGCTGAACAGGCCCAGGTTGACGCCCAGGAGGTCGCGAATGGCAACGCAGAGCAAGCCGCAAAGGCAGATGAGAATGGTTCGATTGCTAGCCGTCCTCTTGATCGTCAGCACAACCGTGACCGCCTGCGCGACGGTTCGGCCTGAACCAATTCAGGCCGTGCGAGTTTCTCCTGCAGCATGTCCGCAGGTGACCCAATACAGCCCAGAGTTTCTGGGTAGGGTGGCAGACGCCGAGGAAGCTCTGCCCGATGACAACCCGCTGGTCACCGTAACGGATGACTGGATCAAGATGCGCGATCAAGCGCGCGTCTGCAGGAGGCAGAAGTGACCGACGCTGTTGAGATGCGCACCATCGCCGAGGCGGCTGCAAAGGCCGCGGTCGAGGAGACCCTGGTCAAGCTCGGCATCGACGTTAGCAACCCCATCAAGGCTCAGCAGGACTTCATGGTCTTGCGTGAGGTCGGCAAGCTCGTGATGGACAGCGAGTTCCGCAAGGACATGGAGCACCTGCGGACCTGGCGCATGGCCATCAATGATGTGAAGTCGAAGGGCCTCATCACCCTTGTGGGCATCATCGTAACGGGAAGCGTGGCCCTCATCGTGGCCGGCTTCCGAGGTTGGATTAAGCTGCCATGACACCAAAGCCTGCTACCTCCAAGAACGAAAAGCAGGCTAAGCCCGCGAAGCCGATCAAAGCCGGTAAAGTCCAGGGTCGCCCCACGCGGCGCCTGGGCACTCCTGCTTCAGGGGCCCGGCGGTTTATCCTGACTTCCGCCCAGAACAACACCCCGGTCTATAAGGATTGCTGGTTCAATCTTAAGGCCATGGCCGAGTTCTATGGCGCCCGTATTATGGTGGGGCGCTTCACTTACGACAAGTCCTCCTATGGCGAGAACGCTGTAAAGCCTGGAACGCTCAGGGCTTCGGACTTCGACAAGCTCTGGTATGACCCTGAGCTTGCACCGTATTTCTGCGACGAGCGTGTGGAGCTTGCCCCGGGCCTTCTATGGTGTGGCGAGCTGAATATCCTGCCGACCGCGGTCAATCCCCTTTCAGGTCTTGAGGCTTATACCGGCCGAGCCTCCGGCATCTTCCCTCACGCCACCTTTGCCATGGATAGTGTGGCTTCGGGCAAGCGTGAAGCCACAAAGATCAACTACACCACCGGCACTGTTACCCAGCGGAACTATATCCAAAAGAAGGCAGGACTCAAGGCCGAGCATGCTCACGGTTATGGAGCGCTGCTGGTCGAAGTGACCCCTGATGGCAGCTGGTTTGTCAGGCAGTTGCAGGCAGCTCCCGACGGGTCCATTCGGGACCTGGACCTGCTGGCACGCGGAGGCTTTGTATCCGAGGGCCACCGCGTCGAAGCCATTACCTGGGGCGACGTTCATGCCCGCATGCTCGATCCGGTTGTGCGTGAGCTTAGCTGGGGCCCCGACGGTATGATGGACACCCTTCAGCCGCGGTTTCAGTTCGTGCATGACGTGCTCGACTTCAGGTCCCGGAACCACCACGAAGTCAAGAACGGCCTCCGTATGTTCGCTCGGTATGCCTCTTCCTCAGAGAGCGTCGCCGAGGAGGTTCGAGAGGCCGGAGAGCTCCTGGACAGCATCTCTCGGGACTGGTGTGAGACGATCGTTGTGGACAGTAACCATGACCGGGCCATGGAACGGTGGGTTGTGGACACTGACTATCGTCGTGACCCCGTGAATGCGATTTACTATCTGGAAGCTGCGCTGGCCTGCCATGAGGCCGTGCGTGACGGACTGGACGACTTCCATCTCCTCGAGTGGGCGATCCGAAAGTCAGGCCATGGCCAGAAGGTTCAGTTCCTTCGTGAGGACGAGAGCCTGGTGGTGTGCCGAGATGAAGCCGGGGGAATTGAGTGTGGCATGCACGGCCACCTCGGACCAAATGGCATGCGTGGGAATATCATCGCCTTTGGCCGAATGGGCCGTCGAGCCAATGTGGGCCATGCCCACTCCGCGGCTATCTATCGTGGGGTTTTTCAGGCAGGAACGTCCAGCCTTTTGGACCTTGGCTATAACAAGGGGCCGTCCAGCTGGAGCCATTCCCACATCATCACATATCCCGAAGCGACGAGGTCCATCGTCACTATGTGGAATGGCAGGTGGCGCGCTTAGGAGCGCGCCGCTTCGATTGCGCGATTGAGCGCTTGAGCCCAGAAGTCGCGAGGGATTAGATTGCGGGCTTCTTCAGGCGGAGGGTTCCAGCTCCAGAACTTCGGCTTGACGTCTGGCCCATAAAAGCGGGCTGCGGACATCATACGACGCTCCACTTCAGCACAAGCCACTTCGGCTGCTGAGTAGCTGGCACAATCCCGTAGGCGGGGCCAAGACAGCAGATGATCCAGCGGGAGACCTATTTCAAGGGCAATCCCGTCAGTCGGTTCAAGGTTTATGGGCATAAGCTCGAACCGGGGAAGTGGCGGACCGTTTACAAGGCGCCAATCCAGTGTCACCCCATGAAGCACAGCGTTTCGCATGCCCCGGTGCGACACTCGGTGACCTGACCGGTCAGGCATAACTAGGATCGATCGCCCGAGACGGTCGACGTCGATCAACACCCGGCGATCACAATCGCAGGAGTCTAGCCATTCAAGCCCATCGGGCTCCAAAGTGAGTGCAAAGCACTCATCCCATGATCCTATCTGCCCTCGCATTCCAAATGCTCCCATTGGATATAGGTAAGGGGCCCGTAGGCCCCTTGGTTCAGTCATAGCGGACGGTCATTCCCTTGAACCAGGCGCTGCAGACGACGCCAGAAACCTGCTGGCCGTTTGCGCCCGTCGCAGTGAAGCTGGAGCGGAAGGTGTCGTTCTCCCCACAGCCCCAGAAGGCATAGCCTCCGATTTGCACATTGGTGAGGCCCTGAGCCTCAAGGGCCGACTTGGCGCGATCGGGGTTCACCCCACAGCCTGCAAGGCCAAGGGTGAGTGCCAGGATCGAGGCCATGGCCAGAAACTTCTTCATCTGTCTTGTCTCCGGTTAAAGAAAAGGGACCCAAGGATAGCTCCCTGGGTCCCATCTTATCGTGCAGCTATAGAGGGAGTGCCCTCATTCGCAACTGCGGCGGCCCGTGGCCGGATCGAACTCGCAGGTCATCCCCACATCGTCAGCGATACCGGACATGGCCAGCAGATTGTCACCCGGGAAGGGCATGTTCCTGTCCTCGGGGGTCTCCTTGAACAGTCCGGCCCGCTTGCCGTCCTTGTTGAAGGTGGTGCAGCCCTTGGCCCCACCTTCATAGGCCGCAAGGTAAATCCCCTTGAAGTCCGCCCACGGCATGGAGCCGTCGCAGTTCACGGTCTTGGAGACTGCGCTGTCCACGTGGCGCTGAGCCGTCGTGAGCACCGCAACGTGCTCCTTGGCAGTGACCTCACCCATCGACGTCCGCTTGCCGCGAATGTGCAGATTGGCAAAGCCGTAGTCATAGAGGTCGACTGACTGGCGGCCGGCGTCCATGAGAACTGTGCGCTCCTGCCGGTAGCGATAGACGGGCTCGATGGAGGAGGACACATTGTCCGCAGCCATGGAGATGGTGCCGGTCGGAGCAATCGAGGTCAGATGCGAGTTGCGAATGCCGTGACGGGCAATCAGCTCCTGCACATCGGCGTCAAGGGTCTTGATGAACTTGCTCTGCAGGTAGCGATCATCATAGAGGGGGAAGGTCCCCTTCTCCTCGGCCAGCGCGACCGAAGCGAGATAGGTGTGACGAGTGATGAAGGCCAGCAGCTTGTTCTCAAACGCCAGGCTGGCATTCGATCCGTAGGGCATGCCCATGGCTTCGACGGTATTGGCGAAGGCCGTGACACCCAGGCCCATGCGCCGCTTGTTCTTGGCCTCGAGCTCCTGCTCGGGGAGGGGGTAGATGGCCCGGTCGACAACGTTGTCCATAGCCCGCACGACATGCGGAATGTCCTGGGCGAGCAAGTCCCAGTCGAAATAGTAGCCCCCGAGGTCCCGACGCAGATACTTCACAAGGTTGAAGCTGCCGAGAAGGCACGCGCCGAACGGCGGAAGCGGCTGCTCACCACACGGGTTCGTCGCAGTGATCCGCTCGCAATACCAGAGGTTGTTCCAGTCATTGATTGTGTCGATGAACAGGACACCCGGCTCAGCCCAGTCCCACGTGGAGCGCATCAGCGCTTCCCACATCTCGCCGGCGTCGACTTCCTGGTAAACCTTGCCGCCGAACCGGAGGGCAAAAGGCTTGTCGCCGGCAAGCGCATCCATGAACTCGTGAGTGACTGCCAGCGAGATGTTGAAGCCGGTGAGGGCGGTCTGGTTGTGCTTCGCGTGGATGAACTTCCAGGCGTCCGGGTGGTCGATCCGCAGGACACCCATTTGAGCCCCGCGGCGATTACCCGCAGACGAGGTAGCCTTGCACACCTCGTTGTAAATCGGCATGAAGCCCAGCGGGCCACTCGATCGAGACTGGAGCTTCTCGATCAGGGCGTTTTCGGGGCGCAGGGATGAGAAGTCGTAGCCGATCCCGCCGCCCATTCGCATGGTTGCCGCAGCCTGCTCGGCGCGGTGCATGATGGAGGAGTTTTCGGGATTGTCGCGGCTCACGAAGCTGTCCGGGATGGTGCCGGAGACATAGCAGTTGTAAGGGGTGACCGCCTTCGGGGAGCCCATGGCGGCCTGGACGCGGCCGGCAGGCATGAAACGCATATCCAGCAGGATTTCCCGCGTGGCGTGATAGTCTGCGTGATCGTCATCGGAAGTCAGAGCGGAGGCTACTCGGCCCATCGCATCTCGGAATGTCTCGCCTTTGAGCCGATACTTCTCAGCATGAAGCTGGTCAGAATAGACGAGGCGGGGACCGACAGTTTGCATGTCTTTTCTCCAGTAGGGTTTCGGTCATTAACCCCTGGTCAAAAAGACGGGGAGCCGGCAAGCCAGCTCCCCATAGTTCACCATGACAGATCAGGGGATCAACCTGACCAATTTACTGCCCCCGAAGACTACATGACGCCGCCGCTCAGCTCCTCAAAGCACTGAATGTCGATATGTCCACCTGACGTCCTCGACATAGGCAGCGTATTCGCGAGCGCCTTCAGCGCATTCCTCGCAAAGGCCGTCGTCGTCCAGGTCGTGATAGTCAGCAGTTTTGAAGCTGCAATCATCACCTCCGCAATGGTAGAGGTCCTCGTCGTTGTAGGTCTTGCCCTCGAGCTCGACCAGCAACTCGCTCAGGTCCTCGTCCTTGAGCTCCTGCACTTCTTCAGCAGTGAGCGGTTGGGCTTGCGGGTGTTTGCAGTAGGTGCACATGGTCAGTCTCCTCTATTCATGCTTTCAATATAGCATGTTCGAGGGGATAAGGGAATAACAAAATGAGGCCATGGCCTAAAAAGATGCCCGCCATTAAGGCGGGCGCTTTGTCTGGAACTTCGGACGTCCTGGGACGTTTTAATGGCATGTTTGGAGTGAAGTCAATGACGCCTGACCATGTTGATTGCGGCCTTTCCGAAGGCAAAGACCAGAGCAACCGGAACAATCACCGGCCCGAAGACGTAGGCACAGAGCTGGACCGCTCCAGAATACTTCTCACCCTTCTTCTTGGCCTGCTTTTCGCAAAGCCTGTCACACAGCAGGCCCAACAGGAGATAGACACACCCCCATATGGGCCCGAGCAGATACCAGGCTCCGCCACAAAGACCGAGCCAAAGCAGCAGAACAATGAGCGGGTTCACTCGGCCTTCTCCTTTGCGGGGCCCTTAGCCCGCGGACGGATTTGGGGCAGGTCCGGCCAGGGCAGGCCGAGGTCATTTGCATCCATACGGAGATGCACCACATACCAGCGAAGGCACGCGACGCTCGTGGACGCCTCGGGGAACTCCTGCTGGATAATCTCCAGCACTTCCTTATACTTGAGGCCGATCGACCGGCCGTCTTCGTCAGTCATGGGCCGACCGTCCGGGCCCTTGATCCGCATCTCCAGCAATTCCAGAGCGCGACGACGGACAGTGCGCCCAAGCCGGCGGTTCTGACGCCTGATGCGCTCGATAACTTCCAGCTTGGAAGCGGCGGGGTCATTGTGACCGAAGGTCTCGGGAAGAAGGTCCATAGCCACGAGCGTGTCGGGCACCTTGGCCAATCCGGCAGCCAGCTTCTCGACTGCTTCATTGTAGGCGGGGACCTGAGAGTTGTAGTGGGCAACCAGGGTCTCAAGGGACGCGCTGGTGGGCTCGGGTTTTTTCGGCCCTTTGTGGGTCGGAATGGAGGCAACAGGTGTCTGTGCCGCACTGGCGGCGCTCGTTTCAGTATTCATGATAAACCCCTTGGTGTCTGGTGTGTCTCGTAAGCCGTTGTTCTCGGCCTATCGTGAACCCAGGATGCACCAAGGGGTGCCATCATTGGAACCACTATTCCGCCGCAAAGTGGCGTTCACATACGGCTTTTCATCCGCGCGGCGGTCAGCAGTATGTCGACAGCCGAGGCATGCGGGTCACAGGCGCTTCGGTCATGCAGCCAATCGAGTGATACCGGCTTGTCCAGCAGGTGCTCAGCTTGCGAGCCGTGGATCAAGAAGTGAAACCGATTGGGATGCTTGCCCACTCGGATCAGATACCAGCTCAATCCGCCAACCTGCGTGCGCTTGAGAGCGAAATAGACCTGCTTGTCCGTCGTCTTGATCCTGACAACCGGTGAGCGCACTTGCTCGTAGGCAACCTTGAGCTCAATCCAGAACGGAAGCCCACCTTCGATCATTCCCTCCACGTCGGGCGTTCCGGACTTTGTGCTGTCCTCGATCCGCTGGACGTGTTTCTTGGCCGTGGTCAACTTAGGGAGGGCGTCACGAAGCCATCCCCAGAGGTTGCTCTCCCTATCGCGATCAGGAGCCATTGTGGACGTCCGGATCGTGTTCGACGAAGGAAGGATCATCCTGGGGCGCATCGTCATCCGGGAGCGTCACACGCTCCTCTGGGAAGGCCTTAGCGATAGCCTTGAGGACAAGGCGCCACACATTTTGGGCCAACCGAGGATGCCTCAGGACCGACGCTCGACGAAGCGGGGAATGATAGACCTTGCGAAGGTCCGCAGCATCAGTCTTGCGGCCGACTGCCACGTCATAGTCCCCATATTTTCCATCAGGCGTGGTGCCCACATTGGAGATGATCGCCGTTCCAAGGAGCTTGTCAAACTCCCGGCCTCGTGCTGATACCAGCTTGACTTCAACAACGATCACTTGCGCCTCCATACCTCAACGGTTGTCCCGCCGATCTTGAGCCTCTCCTGCCGAGACCAGCTGGAGATGCGATGGGAAATGAGGTCCCGCTGGGCGACCCTGGGGTCAAACAACGTGGACCGGTGAAGCTCGATCGGAGCATGGCACAGGAAGACTTGATCGACCAGGCCAATCCCCAAAGCTTCAAGGGCAACGGTCTGCCCGCCGATCAGCCACCCGTTCGGATGCTGATGGGCAAACTGGCCCAATGAAAGGGTCTGCTCGTAGGCCGCTTCATCAGACACAGGACCGTCCAGGGACGGAGCTTGCATAGCCTCCCGCGCCTCGGCGTTCTGGATATAGCCTCGACGCGTGGAGATGCAATAGACCCTACGGCCCTTGAGCCGAGGAAGCTGCTCGAAGGTCTTCCGTCCGGCTCCGAGGACGCCACCGACCGACGTAAGGAGCCTGAAGGCCCTCTTATCGTCTGGTCCGGTCCAGAGCATGTCGTCATCCGGGCCCAAGGACACAAAGCCGTCCTTGGAGACCGCCATCACCAGCTTAAGCGTCGACATCGAGAGCCTCCAAACTCACCCACGACACGCCGATGCCCAGCCCTTCAAGGACCTGCACCGCTCGACGGCTCTCTTGAGCCCACCGGCTGTCGGGTCGGATTGGTGCGGAGACAACCCGCGCAATCCGGTTCTGACGAATGCCCAACGCGCAGCCCAGGCAAGGCGCCTTCGTGACGTAGAGGGTCCAGCCCTCCAGGTCAAACGGGGCGTTGTAGAGGGCGTTTTGCTCGGCATGGATTGTGAGCGCGTTCTTCAGGTCCTTGTTGCAGAGGACTTCGGGGTCATCAGCCATGCCCCAAGGAAGCCCGTTATACCCGAAGGAGAAGCGCCGGCGATCCGGGGAGACCACGACCGATCCGACCTGCTCGTCGGGGTCCTTGCTCCAACCGGCAGCCTCGCGGGCCAGGCGCATAAAGCGCCTGTCCCACTCAGTCGGCTGAACCACAAACTGGTTCCTCATTGGACCACCTCCGGGCGGGGAGCAAAGTCAGGCCATGACACAGCATTGCCGTCCTTCTTGACCTTCTCCACATAGGCATTGGGTTCAGCGGCAATCTGGTCCACAGTCCAGCGAGGCAGCAGAATGCTCGGCTTGACAGGAGCCTGCAGGATGAACTCGTCCGCCATGGCATAGTGCACATCATAGATATGCGGGTGAGCCATGGTGAAGGTCATGAACCCCAGCGGAACGTTGAGGGTTTCGCCGACTGCCGCCATCAAGAGCGCATGGCCCATGACGTCATACGGAAGCCCCACAAAGACGTCGCTCGACCGGAGCAGGTAGGTCGAGTTCAGCCGGCCATCGAGGATCGAGAACGTGAAGCCGACGGGGCAGGGAACATTGAGCTGTCCCTGCGCACCAAGGCCATCCTCGGCCGGGTCCCATGCGGAGATAAAGACCCGCCGGTCAGAGGGGTTCCGGTCGAGCGCCTCCATGGCCAGCTGCAGCTGATCGCGACCAAAGTGCTTGCGCCACCGGTAGCCATAGGCTGCCTTGATGATCTTGGAGGCCGAAGCCCCAGCGTCCTGATCCGGATTGTCTTCCAGGAACTTCTCCCAGACGACCTTTGCATGCCGCATCATGAACGTGGGGTCCTGGGTTCCCAGCAGATACCACGCGGTCTCCGCGGCTGCCGTGGCCGGATAGAGGCGACGCCGCCCGACCACGGGGAGCTCGTGCCCCGACATGTCCAGCGTGAATGACGCACCCCCGTAGGGATACGCCTTGACACGCTTGCCGGTCCGCTCGTTGAGCTCCTCGCTGCCCTGGCGCATCAAGCGCCAGAGCAATTCTTCATAGAGGCTCGGAAAGTCCCGAGCAGGCGCCGGAAAGGGGAAGCCCTGCATGTCTCAAATCTCCACAACCGCGTCGCCGAAGATGCCACGCATGAGGACATTGAGACCACGTTCGAGGTCCTCCAGGGTGCCGTTGTTGTCCAGGATGAAGTCTGCCATCCACGGCTCGACCGTGCAAGACGACTTGTCCTCGACCGGCATGCCCCGCTCGGAAGCATCGACCCAGATCGCCCAGTGGAAGACGCCGGCGTTCTTCAGGGCGTGGAACTCCCGCGCATTCCTGATCCCGCAATAGACGTCGTTCTCCTCAAAAATCTCGCGGCCCAGGCGGGACTTGTCCGGAGTATTGTGGGCCGTGATGAGGTCATACCACAGCGCCCGGTGGTTCGCCCGATCAGCAAAGCACTCCTCGACGGTGGCATAGTTCGGCACAGCGGGCACCGGCAGGTTGCGCCCGCGCTGCTCGTCATTGTAGTCGTCCCACATCTTCTTGACGACCGGGAAGACCACGTGCTCGGCGCAGAACTGGCTGCTCGACGTGAACTTGAGCCCATAGCGGTCGCGCAGCAGCTCGCACACGGTGTCCTTGCCATGGCGGGCATAGCCCATGATGAGCAGCTTCTCGCCGTTGATGGGGCTCTCGGCCACCAGGGCGCTGTCGTCAAAGATTGCCGCCTGCGTGGGCATCACAGGATGATCCGGGAAGGTCAGACCAGAGACCGGCACGACCTTGGCCTCGCCATTGCGAAGGGCGATGATCGTGTCCAGCTCCTCCATCGTGAGCTTGCCGGCCTCACGCATCGAGAGAAGCTTGGCAACTTCCTCGCTGGTGATGGTCAGATACTGGGCATGGCTCGGGACCGTCCAGCCTTCGGGCTTGATCGCGTCGAAGCCCTTGCTGCCCGGCCGCTTGCTCATGGCCCCGCGCTTCTTGCGCATGTTGGCATTGTGGACTTCGTCCCAGCACGGCTGAATGGCCACGCCCATCTCGTTCATGGCCCCCGCGGCCACATACATGAGGTCAATGATCGCGTCGACCGCCCCGTCGAGGTCACCTTCCTTCTGGGCCTTGCGGAACTCGTCGAGCTCCTCCTGCATGAAGTCTGCCCTGAAGCCGGCGCGGTCGTCCGACATGAGCTCCGGCTGGGCGGGGATGGGATAGCCCACGATTTCATGATTGAAGCGGGCCGCGTCAGTCACCATCTTGCCGGTGACAGCCCGATGGGCTTCCGCGAACTGTTCGACTTTGTCCTGCATCTGTCTGGT